AGAGAATATTACAAACATTGCTAGAAAGAGAAAAAAGAATAGTAGAAAACACAGAGAGGATAAAAAAATATGAAACAAAAAAGTTTGAGTCAGATGAACAAAGAAAGACAATTGAAGCCGATGACAAAGGAAGAAGAATATAGGAACGCGGATGTGCCTATGCCAGAAGATGAGTTTAAGAAAGCTAAGGAAGCAGCAGATCAAGAACAAGACTACCAAGGTGGTGGCGCGTATCGAGCGTTTTTAAATTTATTTTATAAAAATAAAAGAGATGAAGATGACAAAAAATAAGATAGTATGTCCACGATGTTTTGGTAATGGTTACATAAGAATACCTAACGAGACTGTAGATATTCCTAAACAAATTATTGCACAATGTACTATGTGTAATTCGCAGGGAGAAATTAATGAGATTGATGATGTTGCTAACCTTGACTATAGCGGTGTTGATTCTGACAAGTTGCAGTGAGGTATTGTTATTAGGAAGTATAGGTGGAACTGTTGTATCACAGAGTCCTGCAGTAAAGGCTTATAATGGTATTGATGCAATAACTATTATGCAAACAAAAAAAGATATTAAAAAACATGCGTACGACAAACTCAAAGAAATAAATGACAACAAATAAATTTTTTAGAATTATGTGTATAATTAAAAAATGTAGAGAACGTGGCCTATGGGATGTAGCTATCGGACTTCATAAAAAATATAATGTACCACAAGTAAACGAAGATTATTATGACTAACATACCTTATCTAGCCGGTTTGATGGATGGTGAAGGTTGTGTAACTTATAAAAAGTATTGGAGCAGTAAAAGAAAGAATAGACCAAAAAAATATTACTGTTGGAGGATACAACTAGAGATAGTTATGACAGATAAAGATACTATACAATGGTGCTGCGATACATTTGGTGGTAATCTTTGTTTGAAACCAAGAAAGAACGGGTATATGATGCAGTACAGGTGGAGAAGAGGATTTAGAGATGCGTATAAGATAGCTAAAGAAATACATCCGTATGCGATAACTAAAAAAGAACAACTACAAAAGATTATAGATCATTATGGTAACAGTTCCAAAGTATAGAGATAAAGTTAAAACAGTTAGGACTGGTGAAGATAAGAAGACGGGTAAAGAAACGTTTACTACGATCAATGATACACACCACGCTATATCTAAAAAAACTAAAGATAGGAATAGAGAGAAAGATAGATTTAAGTCTGGTCGTATATACGATGGTAGAAGTAGAATACCATCACAAGAGTATAAAGATAATTGGAAAGAAATTTTTGGAAGTAAAGATGATTAAGAAATTAGATAAATACTCCTACGGTAAGTACGAACAAATCAATGGCCAGGGACCACGGACCTATGACGTTGATGGCAATAGACTTCCATCAGTGACCACGGTCCTTGGAGCAACAAAAGACAAATCATTCTTATACAAGTGGCAAGCAAGAGTTGGTAAAGAAGAAGCAGAACGTATTAAAACAACGTCAGCTTCACGTGGAACTAGCATGCACAAGTATTTAGAGAACTATGTATTAGACAAAGGATATGAGGACATGACAGAGATGGGACAGTTGGCTAAAAACATGGCTCAGAAGGTCATAGACATAGGTCTAGCGCCGGTTGATGGTTATTTTGGATCAGAGGTTACGTTGTATTATCCAGGCCTCTATGCAGGCTCCACTGATTTGGTTGGCCTACATAACGGTCAAGAATCTATAATTGATTTTAAACAGTCAAATAGGCCAAAACGTGTTGATTGGATAGAAGACTATTTTATGCAAATAGCCGCTTACGCTATGGCACACGATCATGTACATGGCAGCAACATACAACAAGGTGTGATTATGATATGTACACCAGATTTATATTATCAAGAGTTTAAAGTAGAAGGATTACAATTAAGATCTTGGAAGCATAAGTTTTTAAAAAAATTAGATCAATACTTTAAACTTAAGAATGATTCTAAAGAAAAAGCTGATGTAAACACCATAAATCTTCTAAAAGAGTTTGAAGAAGGCAAAATTAAGACTTAATTGTGGCATAAATGTGATACCTGGCTGACATATAGGGATTACACAGACAATTATGATTAAGAAAAAAAAATTTATCTGAAAATATAGTGTCATAATGGCAGAAAGGAAAATAAGTGAGTAATAACAACAGTTTTAGAGCAAATATAGTGACATTATATGAAAACATAAAATGGCAAAAGTGTCTTAAGCAAGTAATACCAACACTTTTAGAGCATATACAGAAAGGCCTATCAAGAGCAATTTTCGTGTTTAAGAAAACCATATTTGTCTGTATAATCCCTATATAGATATGATAAATAGAAAAAAATCAAAGTACAGACACGCAATCATAAACAAGAAGAAGTATTACTTCTACAAAATAGTTTGGGTTGATATCACGGGTGACTCAGCTCACGCTACAGTAGATGAATTTAATAAATTTAATTGTTCTATAATGATTACGCAAGCGTATGTGTATAAGAAAACAAATAAATTCTTATGGACGTTTGCCTCTTACGAACAAGGTGATGAGTTATTTTCTGATAGAAATGTATTTCCTAAGGGATGTATAATGAAGATGGAGAAAATTTTATTATGATTTGTCTTCTATTTCTTTTGCATCAGGGGTTACGTCAATAATTTGTGAGTAATCGTCTAATATTTTTTTCATTTTTGATTCTAATTGTTCCAATGACATCTCTTCTAATTTCCCTGTTTTTATTATTTTTCTCTCTATGTATAATCCTGCTGCCTTTCCTCTGTTTGTTTCAGCGTTTACAGCAGCTGAGAAAGACTTCTTCTTCAAAGCAGCTTCTTTAATTCTTGCTAACTCTGTAATGTGGTTTTCATAATTAACTTCGTATTTTTTCATACGTTCTTCTTTTAATTTAGATACGTACTGTACAACTAATGGACTTAGTTTAGGGTTAAGTAATTCAGACCCTTCTTGCCTACATCTTTTTTCACTGTAGCCTGCTATCTTGGCTGCTTCTGTTTGTGTTAGTGGCCCGTCTGATCCACCAAATACTACAAGCTCTGCAAATCTTTGTTGCATCTCTGTTAATCTTTTAGGTACTCCCATTATTCGTCCGTAGTTTGGAATGATTCTAAAGCATCTAATTTATCTTCTGCTTCAGCTATAATAGCTAATTGCTTATCTATCTCTTCCAGGTGTTGTGGGTGTTCTCCAATAGCAACAGGGCTTTCCAGGTATATATTAATTGTTGCATGGGCTGCTGAAACCTGTGCCTCATATTTGTCTACTAGAGCGTTTAATAATCCTTGTTTATGCATACTTGACATTTTAGGGTAACAATCATATATTGTCAAGTATGATGAGTACGAAAGATTTAGAGGAATTTGCTATTAATACAGGTCAAAGACCTAGTCCATCTAATCCTAACCCAAAAGAGGATAGAGGACCGCTAGACTTAACTTTATTAATAGAACAAGCTAATAAAAAAATTAAACAAATGGAAGATGTTATTGATGGCCATAGGTCTTGGCACGCTAGCGATAAACAACAGATATGGGATTTAAAAAAGATATTAGGTGAGAAAAGATCTGTAGAACAGACTAACGAAGATCTTAAAGCTAGACTTACAGAGGTAATGACAGACAATATTAGATTAGCAAAACAAACAGATGAGTACGTTGATAGATTAAGAAAGAAAGGTGTTTTGTAATGTACGTTAAAAATCTACA